CCGTAGGTATCAGAGAAGACCTCAGCGACATGATCTACAATGTAGACCCATCTGACACTCCGTTTTACTCAAAGTCGAGCAAAACCAAAGCGAAGAACACGCTGGTTGAGTGGCAGACACAGGCATTGCGCAACTCCGCCGTAAATGCCCACGTAGAAGGCGATGCAACATCCGCCGATGCGGTTACTCCAACTGTACGTCTTGGCGCACGCACACAGATTTTCAAGAATGCTGTGGTCGTGTCCGATACGGATGAAGCGGTAGACAACGCAGGTCGCGCTAAGGAGCTTGCATACCAAACATTGCTCATCGCAAAAGAGCAAAAATTGGACATAGAATTGGCTCTCTTTGCAAACCAAGGCAACGTGGCTGGTTCTTCAACTGCCGCTCGCAAAACTGGTGGCGTACCATCTTGGTTGATCACAAACGTGAACTTCCAGTCTGGGAACTCAGGAGCCAACCCAACGGGCGACGGGACAGATGCGCGTACAGATGACGGCACACCAACTGCGTTTTCGCAGGCTAAGTTTGACGACGTTATGCAGGGCATCTGGGAAGAAGGCGGGAAACCAGACACGGTTTATTTGTCAGCATTCCAAATGAATGTAGCTCTGGGCTTCACGGGTAATAACAACCAGCGTTCAGCGGTACAGGCTGGCGATGAGACTGTTGTAAAATCTCTTGCGATATACGTCACCCCATGGGGTACCGTTCAGTTCCAGCCGTCTCGGGAGAACCGTAGCCGCGACGTATTTATCATTCAGGATAATATGTGGGAATGCGCAGTCTTGCGCGGAACCAAGAACGTCGCGTTGGCAAAAAATGGCGATAATACGACACGCCAAATCACCACCGAACTGGCTCTTTGCTCAAAGAACGAAAAAGCCAACGGCGCAATTTACGACAACACAACGTCATAATATGCTAACTAGAGGGGCGGCTTGTCGCCCCTCTAACTTCATCAAAGGGAAATGACATGAAAAAAGTTTTGGTTGTAGGCTTCAAGGTACACACGTCCATCGGTAAATTGGTCAAAGGTGACACAGCGGAGCTGCCCAACGCAGAGGTTCAGACCTTGGTGCGTGTACGCCCAGATGCACTAAAAGTGCTTGGCAATGTTGAGCCATCTCCAGCGCCAGCGCCAATTAAGCGTGCCAAGAGCAAATAAGACATGGCAAAGATTTCAGAAAATATCAGCTTTGAGCATGACCACATGGTCGTCAAGCAGCGCCACGACGCGAGCCAAGCGCTCAAAGATGCGCAACTGGCCAGAGACGCTGGCATAGGCATGTCTGGAGAAAACAGACTGGTTGGCTTTCTGGACCCCGCCATGCTTGGTGTCTGGCTGAAGGAAGCCGGTGTGGCGTGGTCTGATACGGAAGCCGCAAAAGAGGTTGTCCAGCGCAAGATTATTTCGGGAGAATTTGCCAAATTTAGAGTTTGGGATGGGTCATACTGATGAGCGACGACCACCGCCTTGAGCGCATTGAGAACAAGCTGGATGAAGTGGGCAAGGCCATCGTCGCATTGGCCCGCATGGAAGAGCGCATGATTACGCTGTTTAAGCGGATGGACACGCTTGATAATGAGCAGTCGGCACAGGCACGCCGCCTGTCGCTTGTGGAAAACCGCGTTGGCAGCAACGGCCAATCCTTGCGTTTCGCCGAGCGTCTATTCTGGATTATTGCCACTGCGGCTGTGGGTTTGCTTTTCTTTAAAATGCGGTCTGGAGGCTGACATGCTAAACCAAGCCTCACTCGATCTGATTAAGCGCTGGGAAGGCTGTAAGCTGAAGGCTTACAAATGCTCTGCGGGCGTCTGGACTGTCGGCTACGGCCTGACAACCAGCGCTGGCTTCATTGAAGTTGGCCCCGACACCAAAATCACGCAGGCCGAAGCTGATTGGTATCTGGAGAAGGTCATTGAGAAGTTTCTTGCCCAGATTACGCCCGCAATCACCGCCCCCATAAACGAGAACGAGCTGGGCGCGTTTACCTCACTAGCCTACAATGTCGGCCCGACAGCGTTTCGGAAATCTTCTGCGCTTCGCCACTTCAATGCTGGCAACAAGGATCGCGTGCCTGCATCAATGCGAATGTGGCGCAAGGCTGGCGGCAAGGTGGTAAAGGGTCTGGTCAACCGCCGCGAGGCCGAGGTTGACCTGTTCCTCACGCCTGTTGCTGCTGAGAAGCCCACCACAACCCGTACAAGCGCCACACAGAGCAAGACCGTGCAGGCCAGCGTAGTGCAGGGTGCATCGGCAGTAGGCGGCGCTGTGGCGGCGTTTCAGGCGCTCAACGGCACGGCCCAGATTATCGCTATGGGCGGGTGCGTTCTGATCGCACTGCTGGCAATGTATATCCTGAAGGAGCGGCTCAAGGCTTGGGCTGCGGGGCGGCGATAAAATGTTTCTGTTGGGTAAAATCAAGTTTTACGCTGCACTACTCGGCGCTGCCGCGCTCACCGTAATCACGGTGTACTTTCGTGGCAAAGCAGATGGTCACGATGACTTAGAATATGAGATGAAAGATGATCGGCTGGACAAGCTGCTCAAAGCAAAGGATGTGCAGGATGAATTGCAAAATTCTAGTGACAATGACATTGCTAAACGGGCTGCTCGCTGGCTGCGGGACAGCAATTAACGGTGACACGTATTGCGACTTGGCGAGCAATATTTTCTTTGGCGAGCAGTCGGTGATTGATGACCTTGCGGTGTCTGATCCGCAACTGCTACGCCAGATCGTAACGCATAACGAGACGCGCGAAAGGGTGTGCAAATGACCCCTAAACAGCGAGATGTTTGGAACCTACACATCGCAGGCATGACAGGCAAAGATATTGCCAAGCGGTTAGGCATTGCCGAGTCCAACGTCAGTAATAAATTAAAAAATGCACGTAAGCATGTCGAAGCAGACGAAGCCATACAAGGCGCTATGAGTTCTGTCGGCATGAAGGACGCGGGGCCGCTTCATTCAGGATGGATAAAAAGCGAGGGCGCGTCGCTCTACTTCCAGATGCCAAAGGACAAAAGCGCCAACGTAAACGTCACAGAGATCGTCCGCGAGGCGTTCGAGGGCATCCCCGCCTGCCCTGCGATCCCAAGCCCCCGCGAGTTCACAAGCGGGTTGCTGACTGTCTACCCAATCTTTGACGCCCACATCGGAATGCGTGCCAGCGCCGATGAGAGCGGCGAGGACATGGACAACGAGAAGGCGGAGAGCCGTATCACAGGCGGTGTGGGGCAGTGCATCGCATCCTCACCAGCCTCTGAGAAGGCTGTCATCCTGATCGGCGGTGATGCGCTGCACGCTAACGATCAGACCGCTCAGACCCCGCAGTCGAAGCACGTATTAGACGTGGCATCTAGTTTCAGCGAGGCGCTTGACGTTGCCATTCGGACATTCGCGGCCTGTATTGAGATGGCCGCAGTCAAGCACAAGAGCGTGATCGTGAGCGTCATCCAAGGCAACCATGACCGCGATGCCTTCCTTGCCATTATGTACGCTCTGCGCGAGCGCTACAGAGACAACCCGCGCATTGAAGTGCAGCGCAAGGGCGGTGAGTTTTTTGTGCTGGAGTGGGGTAAGGTAATGATCGCCAGCCACCACGGAGACAAGGCAAAGGCGGAGCGCCTGGTTATGCATATGGCTGACGAGTGGGCTGAGATGTGGGGCCGTACTAGACACCGATTCTACTTCACCGGGCATAGGCACCACACAAAAATGCAGGACATTGGTGGCGTGCAAGTTGAGCAGCTAAGAGCAGCGGCACCGCGAGACGCCTATGCGGCATCCCACAGTTATTCTTCACGTTCTGAAATGCAGGCGATTACCTATCATAAGGACAGTGGCGAGGTCAGCCGTGTCAAGGTGGCTCTAGGCTGACGTTTCCTGTTCAGCTTCCTCGATTTCGTCGTAATAAGCATCAAGCATTATTGATATTGCAAATTCGCTGACGCTGACGTCGAGCGTGTGCCGCTCAACCCACTTCAAAAACAAAAGGCTGTGCGGCATCAAGGCTCTGCGCAACGTCCCAAAATTCATTCCGCGAAACTGCGCTGTTGCATTCCTGCGCCGCTCAACTAAACCATTGTCCGTTGCCTTTCGCACTACGCGAGAAACCTGTGACGGTGTGATGTTTAGTCGGGCTGCGATTTCTGTGAGTTTAAGACGTGGACTAGACTGCCGATACAGCGGTTCGATTTGCTTCCATCTCAAGTTAAACGGTTGCTTGTGCTTGTGCATTATGATCTCATTTCTATTAAAAGTTTCTTTTTGTCTGACCGCAAACGATTAACCGACGCTTGCAGTTTTTTAATTTCAGCCGCTTGCCGCGCTGCTTTAGATTGCCACTTCTTGGCGTTGGCCGCTTCGATGTTGAGGCTGTGCAGTAGTGAGCTGACCGTTTCGCTTTCGCTCATATGTCGAACCCCTCCTGTCGGCGGTTGCTCACGAACTTTGTTAAGTCGCTCTTGGCAAGCCAGTATCGCTGCGATGCGCTTGGCGATGCGTCAGTCTTTAACTGGGCCTCCATCCAGAAGTCAGATTGCTGTCTCAGGAACTTGAGTTCAGCTTGAAGCGCTGGTGATAATTCTTTTCGTATCATTTGTTGTCTAGCCTCTCATCGGTATAGAAAACGTGAGACCCCACAGAGCCAACCATCGTAAGCCGCTTGGCCCATGAGGGCGACACTGACTTGGTGTGGTAGTAGACAGCCCCATGCCCCAGAGCATCGCCTGAGAGCGCCTGTGCGGCGATCTGCTGGGATGTTTCCCACGCACCCTGCTCGCGTGGCGAGTCGTCCCTGCCGTCGCACCAAAAGCTAAACTGGCAGGCGGCTGGGCGCGTAACGGGGCGGCGGCTTGGCTGCTTGACGACTTCGCAGACTGTGGCTGGAAAGTCAGGGTGCGCCACGCGGTTGATCACGGTCTCAGCCACCGCGAGTTGAGCCTCAACGCTCTCGCCCCGCGCTTCGTGATAAACAGCAAGTGCGAGGCAGGCTGCGGCTGTTGTGAACATCATTGCTTCTTCTCCAGCTTGGCTAACTCCAGTGCTGCCCTCGCAAGCGAGATGCGGTCTATTGCGAGGTCGGCAGACGCCGCGCTTGATCGCACGCCGCTTCCGTATGATCTCGCTTTGCTTTTGATAGATGCGTCTTTAAAGCGGATATAATCTTTCAGTGATTGGATGCGTTCTAAGTCGGTCATTGGTTCATCTCCTTGTGCATCAGCGTGATTGCGTAGGCCGCTACAGGGTTGAGCGGGCGGTCCCCAGCTTCCCAGCGGCGGATGGTGCGACCACCGTGGCCGCCCATGCCCCACTCGTCGGCCAGCGCCTGCTGGCTGTAGCACAAGGCCCGACGGGCCTGTTTGAATTGTTCTTTAGTCATGTGTAGTCCTCCTTGTTTTCGTTAAGGGGTTTTCACTTCGGGAGGTGAGTACCCTGTTAAAGTTTTGACGTTTCAATTTCACCAAGCAAAACCACGAAGCATCAGCGTGATTGCGTAGGCCGCTACAGGGTTGAGCGGGCGGTCCCCTGCTTCCCAGCGGCGAATGGTGCGTCCGCCGTGGTCGCCCATGCCCCATTCGTCTGCAAGCGCCCGCTGGCTGTAGCGCAAGGCCAAGCGGGCCTGTTTAAATTGTTCTTTAGTCATGTGTAGTCCTCCTTGGTTGGTGGCGGGGTCGAAGCCCCGCGTTGAGATCAGATTGCCTTGGCCAGTGTGCGCTGGTGCAGGCTTGCACCCTCAAGATTAGCACCGTTCAGGTTTGCACCCTCAAGATCAGCACCGCTCAGGTAAGCATTGTTCAGGTTTGCACCCTCAAGATCAGCACGGCGCAGGTTGGTATTGCGTAGGTTGGTACCGCTCAGGTAAGCACGGCGCAGGTCGGCACCACTCAGGTCGGCATCGCTCAGGTCGGCACCACTCAGGTCGGCATCGCTCAGGTTGGCATATCTCAAATTGGCATTGGTCAGGTTGGTATTGCGTAGGTTGGCATAGCTCAGGTAAGTACCGCGCAGGTAAGCATCGCGCAGTTCGGCATCGTGCAGGTCGGCATCGCTCATGTCGGTATAGCTCAGGTTGGCACCGCTCAGGTTGGTGTTGGTCAGGTTGGTATTGGTCAGGTTGGCATAGCTCAGATAAGCACCGCGCAGGTCGGCACCGCTCAGGTCGGCATCGCTCAGGTTGGCATATCTCAGGTTGGCATATCTCAGGTTGGTATTGGTCAGGTTGGCATAGCTCAGGTTGGTATCGCTCAGGTAAGCACCGCGCAGGTCGGTGCCGCGCAGGTGCTTGCCTTTGTCCAAAGCCCATTGAACCGACAACCCAATTTTGACTGCGCGTGGTGCGCCGTCCTCGCAGTCAATTTTAGCCACAAACTCCACATCGCCTGTAAAGCGGTTTTTGATCTCATATTTCATGTCGTTCTCCTAATTGGCGGGCTTCATTGCCCTATACACATAGATATAGGGCCAGAAGTCCGATATGTAAAGAGGGTCAGGTCACTTTTTTGAATTATTTTCCAGTGCCTTTTCTGCAAGCCCTAGCGTGAAAAATACGTTAATAAATTTTCTACGTCGTCGGGCGTGACCTCGTGCGCGTTGCTCAAGGCTATTAGCCTGTCCTCGACAGCCTCTAGGGTGTCGCGCAGATCAATCAGCCGCTGCTGCACATCTTCGTCTATGCTAGTCACGCGCTCGAACTCTCCGTCGCGCAGGTTCATTTTCTCTAGTGTTGTAAGCATATCTTTTACCTCTCCAGTGCTACGCGCCACGCCTGCCGTGCCGCCTGTTTTGTTAATCAGATCAATCTGATATGTCTGCAAGGGCGCGACTACGCCCTTTGCTGCCTTCACCTCAATCGCAACGAAATGCCCGCCAACGCTGGCAATTATATCTGGCGTCCCGTTGCGGTTTGTTGTGATCGTCTTCACCGCCCACACGTCGTCGCGGGCGTTCAGCAATTTTAGAATTGCCTTCTGTATGCTGCTCTCAGACTGCACGTAACCTCCTGTAATTTTGCAGCGTGAAGTCCAACTTCTTGCTGACTGCCGTATACACATGCTCGCTTACGCCACCGTCGGTCACGATGTGATTGACCACAGCGTCTGTTCGCTTGTTCAAGTTCACGCCGCGATCACGCCGCTGCACGAACTTAGCGCCGCTGTAGTCGCTGTTCACGATTACGAAATGGTCGAAGTCGGCAAGGCTAACGCCTTCGGCGTGCGCAACGCTGGAGAATATGGACGCCTTCGGAAAGTGCTTTTCCAACTTCATACGGGTGCTGCGAAAGTGAGCCATGAGTGCCAGCCCCTCGCTATCTCCCCACGTCTTCTTGATGTAGTCGATCACCTCCGTGTTCGGTAGGTCGATCAACTGCTCGTCCACCATCACCGCGCCCGCCTCAATCTGGTGGATCGCCACTCGCTCGGCCATGTCACTCTCAGCCGCGAACACAACACCGGGGGCGAGTGTCGCCACCTTGTCCCGCTGTATGGTAGCGATGAGCGCTCTAGTGTCCGCCCCCAGCGCAACCGTGTGGACCTTATCCACAGCCTTGTGCGTGATGCCCGCTTGGTCTTGCGTCAGGGTGACGATGTAAGGCGCGACTTTTTCGAGTATCTCAGGTCGCCCCTTGCTGTACATTTCTACTACGCGCCCGTTGATGCGCATCTGTACAGACACGCCCCACGCTCGGAAGAACTCGTAAAAGTTCTTGTAGCGTAACGGCGACCTCTTGGAGAGCGCAAACTGGTAGTACAATTGCAGCAGGCTCTCAGTCGTGGGCGTGCCTGTCATCAACAGAACAGGCTTATCCCAAGATATTCTGCGGAGGTGCTTCCAGCGCTGCGTGGGCTTGCCGGGGCGGCTGATGGCGTGGCTCTCGTCAACAACGACAAAGTCGAAGTCGTCCGCGTGGAGTTTGGCGCACTGCTCGTAGTTGGTAACATAAGCGTTACCAAATACCGTCGCGTCAATTTCAACCTGCCAGCCGGGTATAGCGGCCTTCTTCGTCACGACCAGCGCACGCTTGGCCCCCAACAACTCAAGAGTGCGGATGGCTGTGCGGGTCTTGCCCGTCCGCATCTCGCCCTGCAACAGGCAGACGCCTTTGTCTTGGATGACCGCCGCGCACTTGTCCGACGTCTCTATCTGATGTGGCAGGTAGGTCATAGGAACGGGTTCTTCGGTACTGAGATCGTCCAAGAGCCTTCGCTGTCCCGACGATATTGCTCAAGATCAACGCCAGACTTAGTCGCCGCCTTCTTGTAGTCATACGTGACGCGCGGCTTGCCCTTGGTCAGCTTGTAGTCGCCTGCCGTCAGGCTCTTATCACTGCTGTGTTCAATCAGACCCTTCTTAACCTCATCCATCTCGTCCTTGATCCGCTCCGCCTCTGCCTTGAGCCTCGCGTAACGCTGAAACAGCTCAACAACCGCCCCGTTGTTTGACATGTCGGCCACCTCTGGCACATCCATCGCATCGAACCGCTCCCAAGCCTCTGCCACGCGCTGCATGAACGTCCAGTCCAGCTCAATGCGCTCCGACACCGCGATCTCATCCTCTTTCGGACTGTAAGCGACGATGTAACCAACCTCGGCAGGGCTGCAAAATAGCTGCTGCTGAACCTGCGCATAGTAGTAGTCGGGCGTGATGCCGTCCTTAAGGTCGCGGTACGTTCTGTCCGACACCTTCAACTCGACCAACGTGTCGCCGTCGATACCGTCAAGGCTCGCCATGTAGTCGCCATTGACCCAACACTCGTCCTTGAAGTCCAGCGTGAAGTGTCTGTTAGATAGCTGGCGAACGCGATCCTCAAGGTCGTGGCCCTGCTTCATAGCGGCGGAGTAATACTGCTTCTTGACGCCCGCCTTGATCAGCTTGAAGTCGGGGATAGAGGTAAATGGGCTGATGCCCAGCACGATAGCCGCCTCGCTGGCTGTGCGATATTTCTTGCGTGCGTCCAGCCACTCTTGGCTGTTCTGTTCGAGGTGTAGTTGTTCCATCAGTCGTCTCCTAGTGTGTAGATACAGTTCTCAAGCGCGTCCGCGCTCTTTAGGTCGTGGGCGACGCCCACCTCAACAGGCATGGTGATGCCGCGTCGATCTAGTGGCGCTCTCTGCCAAGCGTATTCCATCGCCGCCTTGATAGCCGCTGCCGCTGGCTTGTAGACGTCGGGGTCGTTAGGTGCCTCGACAACGTAGCTGTCGTGGATGAAGTTGATCAGCGTGGCACCTTCGGGCAGCGTGTCTTCAATGCGGTGCAGCGCGATGCGTGCAACCTCCGCCCCTGCGCCTTGGTTCTCAATGGACAGGTGGTCGGTTGAGCGCTTGCTTGTGTAAGGCCGTCCGTGTGGTGTCTTGTGGGGCCAGCCCATCTCATGACGGGTGAAGCCCTGTTTCTGCCACTCCGCGATACCGGGGAACGCCTCAAGCCACTTCTGCTTGTACTCTTTAATCTCATGCGCGGGTTTGCTAATCCCAGTTTGCGTGAGCAGGATCAGCCCGATAGTGTTGACGCCTGCGCCGTAAAGACAGTTGTGGACTAGCCTTCCTGAGACGGTGAACCTGCTTCTTGGCCCTGCGTTGAGAATGTCGTACGTCTTCTGTTTTTTAGGTTCTCTGAGCGTGTGACTAGACGTAAGTTGTTCGGCTCGTAGTGGCCGTCGTTGTCTATCCGATCTATGTCCAGCCCCTTGATGTCCGTGTTCGGCCATTCCGCTAACGCCCAGCGTATGAAATGCTCCCTGCTCTCGAACTTCACTTGAATGCCGCGTCCGCGATAGTTGTGATCCGACACATGAGTTGTATTGTGGCAGCGTTGTATCATCGCCTGATAGCGCTGCCCTAAACTCCTCGCGCGCGCGTCGTGATACTTCACCCCACGCTGACAGCGGCAGGTGGTGGTCTTTCCAACCTTCCAGTTGTCGTAGCCTATCGCCCAAGTTTTTGCGCACTCCGAGCATACTGCGTCGAAAAACCGATACCCCTTCTCGCGGCGAAGACTGGTCTGCACTAGGGTCAGCGTACCGAATGGGGCTATGCCCTTCTCCAGTTCGCGCAAGTCGCTCTTGTTGTGCGGCGGCTGTCCCGAAAGAAAGCTCCCGTCCGTCTTGCGTCCAGACGATGTGGTCCGCTGTTGCTGTAAGTCCGTCATACGTTAAAACCTCTTTCTCCCCTCTGAAAACCACGCCATCGTGGCTCACCCACTCTACCCCGTCCCATACAAGATCGCAATCTCTAACCTTTTCGATGGGCGTAAGCCCAGAATCAGTCAGCACAAGCTCGCCTTCGGCTATACAAGAGAAGTTGAACACCTTAGCGATCTGGCGGTCCGTCTTAGTGTACTCTGGGCCGAATAGCTGCTTGGCTGCGTAGTTGTGCAAGTCCTCGCCGCTGCGAAACAGATCGCACATGGCCTCGTCGCCCGTGATGGCCGCGATGGTCCTAAGTTCTAGCTGCGCAAAGTCAGCGGACAAAATCACGTTCGTGGCAGACCCGATGAAGCGCTTGGTGTCTCTGGGCAGGTTCTGGATGTTCTCTTTGCTCGATGTGAACCGCCCCGAACGCGCTGCGGGCTGAAGTGTGCCGTAAAAGCGCTCCTGTGCGCCCAACTTGGTTAAGAAATTGAGATATTTCAGTTGTCCCCTGCACTCGCGGATCAACTGCGCCTGCTTGTTCCCGTCAGAGACAAGGCCCGCCAGCACTCGGTCACCGCTGCTCTCTACGCCAAGCGCGGCTGTAACCTGCTTGGGGCTGTTCACGTTGAGCGGCGCGAGTATGGTTTGCAGGCGGTGCGCCTCTCCCACCACGCGGTTACGCTCTTCGCGCAGGTCGTCGTGGCGGATAGGTAGGCCGTGGCGCTGCGCTCGTAAGCCTGCAACGATGCTGCGCTTGTCTAGGTTATAGACGCCGCGCAAGTTCTCTGGGAAGTCGCGCTGCAACTGCTCGTAAATCGTCGGCAGACCGTCAACGTCAAGTTTAGCGTAGCGGACTTGGTCTGGCGTAATCTCCGCGCTGTCCCACTTGGTTTTCTGGAGCGTCTTCTTGTCGAGACCCTCGTAGATGTCGCGACCATACACACGCTGCGCAACGACGTCGAGGCTGTGCCGCTCTTGGGCAGGGTGCGCGATGCGGTCCATATACAGCGTGTCGTCGAAGTGTTCGACGCTCTTTGGGATGTAGTCTAACATACCGAAATCAAAGTGGATGTTGTGCGCAACGATACGATCCGCGCTGTTTAGGATGCGGTGGCAATCCTCAAGCTTGGGGTTCTGTATCAAGTGCGTGGGACCGTTGTTGACCTTGTACTGAAACAGCACAGCGCGGTCTGTGTGCGGGTTAAGCCCCGTCGTCTCAGTGTCGAAATATACAATTCTCATGGCTATGCCTCAAAGTGGGGCGCTTTTGTCAGGTGCGCCCCGAAAACCTGTGTGGCGGTTGTTAGGCGTAGTCTTCTGCCACGAACGTAGCGTCGGAGGTGAACACGTCTTCGCCTTCTTCTACGTCGAAGCTAGCCGACTCTTCGTAGCGCACCAACTTGATGAGCTGGAGGCTGTCGAGGTACAGGGTCACGCCCCGCGCCGCTACACCAGCGTCATAAATCGACGCCATCCCAGACACACGCCCGACTGAACCGTTGCCGATCTTGTCAGTGACTTTCGTCCGCTGCGCCTTTGCGTCGTAAATAGTGACCTCTTTAGGGTCGCCCGACGGGTAGACAGCGCTCGTCTTGAACGTGAACTTAACTGTCTGCGCGTCGTCAGAGATGCGGTAGCCCTTAGACTTCGGGTCTTTAGCGCCCTTCGGCTTGTCGCTCTCCCAGAGCGCGTCAATCTGATCCATCAGGTCTTTCGCCACGTCGGCGTGCATCTCAATGTCCACAGAGAAAATGTCACGCCCTTGTAAGTCTTTCTTGCCAGCGCCTGTCACACTGGCCCACTTCAACTCGCCCTTTGGCGTGGTGATCTTGATCTTCGACATTGTGTCATCCTTTTATATCGACTGTTGTCAGTGAGATATTCTTAGTCTATGTGTTTACAGCATGTCAACAACATAATGACGAAAGGTAAACCTGATGAATTTCGAGAAAGTAAGACGGGCCGCGACAGGCTCCGCAGACAATGATGCGGTCTTGTCGTTTAGATTGCCGGAGACGGTTAAAGCCGATCTGCTAGAGGTGTGCGAGCGTGACAGGCTGTCCTTGGGGCGGCTGATGCGGGAGTTGTCAAAGGAGTTTCTGCGCAATGTTGATTGAGTTTTCAGCGTCCAGAGGGCGCGAGGGGTCCAAGACCTACTACAAGGATTTTTTTCAAGAGGCCGAGCAGATGAAAGATATGGGCCGGATGCTGCGCAAGTACGCGGTGTCCTCTTACATGTACTCGGACGGCGTGACGGATGGCGGCGAGGAAGTGCAGGGCCGCAAGGCTGGCGAGACAGTCAGCGCGGCGGGTAACGTGCTGTTCTTTGACTTCGACAGCAAGTACGTGCCTGTCACGTTCGACATGTTGTGCGAGAAGCTCGACGGCGTGTGCGCTTATATAGCGCCGTCACGCGGCTGGTCTGAGGATGTCGAGAAGTACCACGTCGCGGTGGCCGTTGATGAGGCGCTACCCTTGGACAAGGAGGCGTTCAAGACGCTTTACCGCGCCGTGGCCCAGCGGCTGGGGCTTGAGGGCTTATACGATCCTGCGATGGAGAGTTGGACGCAGCAGCTTGCGCCTCACTTCAGGGACGACGCGCCCGAAGGGTATGTGCAGGGGGAGCCTGTGTCATGTGAGGTTGCTCAGAGTGAATACAACGAACCAACGGGAAGCGCGACGCGGAGCAGCCACATCGCGGGTTCCGTGGACCATGGTGCGGTGTTCACTCTGAGCAGTACACTAGAGGAACTGAGTGTGCCTGAGATGCTAAAGCACATTAGCCGCGTTGGCAAGGTTCGCGTTCACTGCGTCGCTGGTCTGCTGCACGACGGGCGGGCAGACACCGCTTTTGTTACGCAGACGGACGACGGCGCGGTCTTGTATCACTGCGCAGGCGGGCGCTGCGGACACACGTTGATCGTGCCGGAGAACCCGTTCGAGGCCGAGGCGTCCGAGACGCTGATCGAGACACGCGAGGAGACGCTGCGCGACGTGATCGAGGCGTCGCCGGTCTTTGGGGAGGCCGTGGCCGATCCCAAGGCGACCAAGAACCTCAAAGAGGCCGCTGTGTCGTATGCGGTAGGGGTTCGGGCTGATCGACAGGCCATGTCTATCGTCGAAGGCGAGGTGCGCAGGTATAACGGCGTGTATTGGGAAGAAGCGTTCGCGGGTAAGACTGCGGGGCATAACTTCATCCGCGACGCTGTCGTCGAGTGCGGTTTCCCGGTGTTGGCCCACGAAAACGCGTTTACAACGGCTGTTCACGCTTTTTTCATGAAGAATATGTCGTTGCAGACGTTAACTGACGCTGGGGACTACCTCAATTTGCGCAATGGCGTGTTGCGGATCGGCCGAGACGGGGTCAAGCAATTGCCGCACGATCCTAAATACCTTTTTACGTCTGTTCTGGATTATGACTACGCGCCAGACGCTGTTTGCCCTGTGTGGGAAGTGGTGGTGGACCGTGTAATGTGCGGCGATGCGGATACCGTGGCGGCTTTTCAAGAGGCTATGGGCTACTTGATGCTGCGGCGCAGCAACTTAAAGTGGCTCAGAGTGAATACAACGCACCAACGGGAGGCGCGACGCGGAGCAGCCACATCGCGGGTTCCGTGGACAATGGTGCGGTGTTCACTCTGAGCAGTACACTAGAGGAACTAAGTGTGCCTGAGATGCTAAAGCACATTGGCCGCGTTGGCAAGGCTCGCGTTCACTGCGTCGCTGGTCTGCTGCACGATAATCGGGCAGATACCGCGTTCGTCACGCAGACGGACGACGGCTCGGTCTTGTATCACTGCGCAGGCGGGCGCTGCGGACACACGTTGATCGTGCCGGAGAACCCGTTCGAGGCCGAGGCGGAGGATACCGAGGTTGAAACCCGCGAGGAGACTTTGAGAGACATTATCGAGGCGTCGCCGGTCTTTGGGGAGGCCGTGGCCGATCCCAAGGCGACCAAGAACCTCAAAGAGGCCGCTGTGTCGTATGCGGTAGGGGTTCGGGCTGATCGACAGGCCATGTCTATCGTCGAAGGCGAGGTGCGCAGGTATAACGGCGTGTATTGGGAAGAAGCGTTCGCGGGTAAGACTGCGGGGCATAACTTCATCCGCGACGCTGTCGTCGAGTGCGGTTTCCCGGTGTTGGCCCACGAAAACGCGTTTACAACGGCTGTTCACGCTTTTTTCATGAAGAATATGTCGTTGCAGACGTTAACTGACGCTGGGGACTACCTCAATTTGCGCAATGGCGTGTTGCGGATCGGCCGAGACGGGGTCAAGCAATTGCCGCACGATCCTAAATACCTTTTTACGTCTGTTCTGGATTATGACTACGCGCCAGACGCTGTTTGCCCTGTGTGGGAAGTGGTGGTGGACCGTGTAATGTGCGGCGATGCGGATACCGTGGCGGCTTTTCAAGAGGCTATGGGCTACTTGATGCTGCGGCGCAGCAACTTCGAACTCATGATCGGTTTTGTGGGCGAGGGTGAGAACGGAAAATCCACCGTGCTGAAAGTGCTGAAAATGCTGGTCGGTCGGTCTGGGTATAGCGCACAGCCGATCAAGGTGCTGGTGAAGGATAGCAGCGAAGGGCAATATGCCCGCGCGGCGTTGTCTGGTAAACTGATTAATCTGACGAACGAGTTGACGCCAGCGTCGTTGGAGGCTGACGCGTTCAAAGACCTAATTTCGGGCGAGGACATCACCGCTAGGGCCATCTACGGCGCTCCTTTCGTGCTGGCGACGGTTCCTAAGCAGGTGGTGGCGATGAACTCGACGGATGGGCTGGTGAAAGAGCGCACCCACGGGTTCGAGCGGAGGCTGCATTTGATCCCCTTCAACTATCGGCTCAGGGACGAACACAAAGACGCACGGCTATTTGATAAACTAGAGGCCGAACGGTCTGGGATATTAAATTGGGTGCTGGAAGGGGCGCGGCGCGTGACCGAGAGCGGGCGACTAGCTAAGTCGCCTGCGATGAAAGAGCTGTTTGAGGCCGTCAAGCGCGACGCTGACCCTGCGCAGCAGTTTTTCGAAGAGTGTTTGGAGTGCGTGGACGTCGAGGAACTAGGCTACGACGACCTAATGGACGGGGTGTCGAGTAGCGCCGCCGTGCTGGCCGCTTATCAGGATTTTTGCACCGCGAACGGGTATCGTTTTCCGCTCGGGCGTAACAAACTGCTGACCCGTCTTTTTGGGCTTGGGTTGCAGCCGGTGGACACTGTTCGCCGTGCGCAGGGGCGACCCGCGAGACGCGCGAAGGGCTGGGGCGCACGAATTGTCGGCTCGGACGACACTTTTACGGCGAGTGACCCCGATTAAGTGGGGTCACGCAAAAAAAAGCGGGGTCACTTTTTCGTTGATTTCATTGGTAAAAATGACTGTGACCCTGCTTTTTATAGTGACCCTACTTTTTTTAAGTAAAAACATTTATATACAAATATGGAGTTGATATGGATTAGATAAGAAAAAGGACGGCTTACAGAAAACTTTTTTAAACACGGCAAAAAGTGGGGTCACTATGACATACGACAACAAACGAACAGAGATTTTAAGTGAAGCAGCGGACCTAATCAACAATAGCAGGGCGGCCGAATATGGGCCACCGGCGGTGAATTTCGCCAAAATCGCGACGGGTTGGTCAGCCATCCTTGACGCAGACGTATCGGCGGAGCAGGTCAGCCTATGTATGGCGTGGCTCAAAATCGCGAGGATCGCGGGCGACGGTAAAGCGTCGCGCGACAGTTTTACGGACGCCGCCGCGTATATGGCCCTTGCGGGTGAACTTGCGGACGTATAAGGTGGCGACATGTTCCTCCTCTGTTACAAATCAACTGGACCCGCGCTGTCATCGGCGCGGGTATTTTTCTGTGCGCTTTGAGATTGATGGAACCGACGCGGATGCGGACACAGTCGAAAGCCTGACCGATATTATCCTGATGGCTCTTAGCCTCGCGCC